CTCTTTCTTTTTATCTATGCTTTAATTATAACTGAAATAACATTACAATTCAAGCTATCAAATATTTCTTTTTAGTTACCTTGCTAAAGGGTATAACTATCCACGCAAACGCAGTTTTTATCCCCCCCTCTTGAACTAATCAATATGTCAGCGCTAGTAACTCAATTAGTCCTCACATCAATTCGGCTATGATGAACACCCAAGCGGTAACTTCTTATTTAACTTTGCCTATGTTGGGGGTGCGTTTGAAACTTGCTTTCAGTGACATCACACAGGGCTACCGCTTTGCCTAATTCATTACTAACGCCTTATTCAGTACGGTTTTCATATACTCACTTTCTAAGACATCAGACAAGTCTTAGACGTATTCAATTTTTATATATATTTATTATAACATACGTTTTTTAAAAATCAAGTAAAAAAATCAGGGTCAAAAGTAGAATAATGGCTCAACCATAGGAATAGTTGGTATTATATTATTTTTTGGTTACAAATTATTTAATTAAATTGTAAACTATCTAAATCTTTTGTAGGTACAATAAAAGTTATAACTAAAAATGGGTATGCTATAATAATACCATAATCAATGAGGGAGGTAAAAAGCATGGCAGAAAAAAACATCTATTTGGTCAATGATGAAGTAGAGCTTAAACAAGTGTTAGAGTTTATTGACAATACTGACTATGGTATCAATATTGACAAAACACGCGATGATGTTTATGCAGTCGTGACTTCTTATAGCCTCCCTATTTAAGAGGATAGAAATGAAAAAAATTTTAGCTATTGACTTTAGCACAGCTAGTAAGAAAGACGAGGGAACAGGGTACGCCTTTAGAAAAGACGGTCAACTATATGTCGGTTCTATTAAAGCATACAACGCAAAGAAAAACGCGTGGGAACGTACCTTTGACATTGTAAACGCAATTAAAGATATCATTGATGAGTTTGATTTAAAAGATTATCATATGGCTATTGAAACACCTATCATGGGAAGAAACAGAAAGCACAGTATTACATTGGCTAATTGTAACGGTTATTTCATCGGTGCTATTGACGGTCTATTAAATGGCTATACTTTTATTGATAACTCTAAGTGGTGCGCTTATCATTTAATTTCAGGCAAACGAGAACAACGCAAAAAAGAAAGTCTAGAACTTTTAAAGGAGACAGGTTTTGTTGATTCTGATTGCAAAGATGATAACATGGCAGACGCTTATAACATCTTGACATATTGCGAAAGTTTGGGTTAGTTGTTCCCTTATAAAAACAATAATAATAAATGGAGGTGGTAACATCAAAGTATCACAAAACGGTTTGAATTTGATTAAAGAGTTCGAGGGTTGCCGTTTGACTGCTTACAAACCAGTACCGTGGGAACAAATGTACACAATCGGTTGGGGTTATTATGGAGTGACAGCAGGAACAACATGGACGCAAGCACAAGCAGATAGTCAGCTAGAGATTGACATCAATAATAAGTATGCACCTATGGTTGACGCTTATGTAAAAGGCAAAGCAAATCAAAATGAGTTTGACGCCTTAGTTTCATTGGCTTATAATTGTGGTAATGTTTTCATTGCTGACGGTTGGGCAGAGTTCTCACACGCTTATGTCGCTTCAATGATTCCGAAGTATTGTAATGCAGGCGGTCAAGTCTTACAAGGTTTAGTACGACGCAGACAGGCAGAACTTGACTTATTTAATAAACAAGTTACTGGAAATTCAAATCAAAATAATCAAACAGGAGGAATTATTAAAATGTACCTTATTAAAGGACTAGACAACAGCGGTAAAGAAAAACATTGGTTTGTTTCTGACGGTGTAAGTGTTCGCCACGTTCGGACGCCTCGAATGTTACGCAATTACAAAAACGAGTTTGGTAAACTTAACCTACCAATTGATACAATGTATATCACAGAAATCGAAGCAGAGTTTGGACGTAAATTTGACGCGAAAACAGGAGAGTTCAAATAAGGAGGAGTGAATGAGTTTATTCAATCTAACGCGTAAAGCGGAAGATGTGAGCTTTTCTACTTTCACGGTCCAAGACCCAACAACTGATTTGTTATTGGGTAAACTCTTGGGCTTAGTTTCCTATTTTGATAATGTTGATTATTCCGAAGCGTCTAAACTTGAAGACCTATTTTATTGGGCTTTACAAGGAAAAGAAGTATATCGCGTTTGGTATGGTGGTTTTAAGTATTACGCTCAAAGAGTAAACGCAGACCAGTTTAATATCGTAGTCAGAGAACCGAACCGCAGGGAAGTCACTATAAGAACAAATGACTATGAAATGTTATTGAACCCGTTCTATGGTGCTAACCCACAACGGTTTGGCGTTATGTTTGGAATGGCTAGTAATGGAATTGGTAGACGTCTTGATTCACAAGCCCAAATTAAAATCTATTGGAAAACTAAAGTCTCTAGCGGTTTAAAGGAAGTTTGGGACAGAATAAGAGAACGTCTAACGCAACAACAACAACTTGCCAGAGAATTCAATGGTGTATCAGTTATTGGTTCTGATGATGATATCAAACAGATTCAGCCAGATTATAGCGGTTCACTACAAAATGACGCGAACCTTGCAATTGAAATTGCGTTAAGTGAGTATGGAATGCCTAGAGAGTTGTTATATGGACAAAGTAATGAAGTTACTATTATTGCGTTCGCAATTCAAAAAGTGTTACCGTTACTAAAACAACATGATAAGAACATTATTTTCAATCAAGAGAATTTTGTGGCTTATATATCAACAACGGCTAAGGGAGGAAATATTGAAAGTAAAAGCAGTTCGAGGGATAGCGAACCCCTTGGGAACGATTGATTCTCACGGTACTGTTATTGAGTCCATTGCCAACGCAGGCGACGGAGTAGATATCTTAAACCGTCATAGAGAAAAAATCGGTTCAGGGTTCGTACATCTTGAGGGGGACAATGTAATCTTGACAGGTTACGTTGACGAAGAACAATACACGGCTGAAAAGATTGAGGAAACAGGGCTGTCAGTTGGCTTTAATGCTAACGGTATGAAAGCACGTGAAATTGACGGAGTAGGCTATTATAAAGATGTTACAATTACGGAGGTGTCACTAACTCCGTTACCTAGCAATAAAGGTGCTAAAGTGACAAAAGTACGAGAAGAAGAAAAAGGAGAACAAGAACAAATGGGTGCAAACGAAACACAAGAAATCATGAAACAAGCAATCGAAGCAGGTGTAAAAGTTCGAGAACTTGAAGCTAAAGTGACAGAGCTTGAGAAAGAACGCGAAGAAGTTAAAAAAGAACGTGAGGCTTCAATTCCTAGCGAAAAACCAGAAGATGTAGAACGTAAATTTATGCGTGAACTTGGTTCAAAAATGGCTGAAATGCCTGAACAAGGTTTCTTGCGTGAATTCTCTAATGGTGCAGATTTGAACGTAGTAAACTCTCTTGGGTCTATTACGTCTAAATATGCTAAAAAGTCAGGTATCTATGACGGTGCAACTAAAGCGCGTTTCCAAGGTTTGACACTTGCAGAAGACGGTGTAGATGATACATTCATTAAAGGAACTTTCCAAGCAGGAGGAGATAAAAAGAAAGCTCAAACTGCTACAAAACGTTCACTTCGTCCACAAATGGCAGAGGCTTACTTACAAATGGACAAAGCAACTGTTCGTGGTGTAAATGATTCAGGTGCGTTATCTGAATATGTAATGTCTGAAATGGTAAACCGTGTTATCCAAAAAGTGGAATACAACATGATTCTTGGTTCTGATACAGGCTCAAAAGACAGTAACAACGGTTCTAACGGTTTCTGGGGTCTGAAAGGAGAAACTACTGACGGTTGGACACCTCAACTTGAATACACAGACTTGTTTGAAGGTATCACTGACGCAGTTGCACAATGCTCAATTTCTGACGCTATCACAATTGTCATGAGTCCACAAACTTTTGCAGAATTGCGTAAAGCTAAAGGTTCAGACGGTCACTCTCGTTTCAATGAGTTGGCAACAAAAGCACAAATCGCTCAATCGTTTGGTGCCGTTAATCTTGAAACACGCGTCTGGATCCCTAAAGACGAAGTAGCGGTTTACAATCATGATGAGTACGTGCTTATTGGAGATTTGAACATGGAAAACTATAACGACTTTGACCTTCGTTATAACGTTGAACAATGGCTTTCTGAAACTCTTGTGGGTGGTTCTATTCGTGGTAAAAACCGTTCAGCATACCTAAAAAAAAAGGGTAGTTTAGGTGTCTAAATAAGAAAGGGGTAAATAATGGCTGATTTTAATATTACAGACCGTTATGCCCAACAAATTAAGAATGTGACTAGTACAGAGGGACTTGGGGACTTGTTCCCTCTCTTGTCACGTATTCCTAAAGTTGGGGCAGATTTATTGCAGTCTGTTGATTTAACTGGTTTTCCTGAAGCTAAAGAGCAAGGACAAACTGGTAGCGTGTTAGATGTAACTGAAACAAGTTATAAAATCTTGACACCTCGTGGTTTTGGTTTTGGTATCAATCTATCAGATTCAGGTAACTTGACCGCTGACGGTGTACAAAGTGCATTGCAAACCGTTCGAGATGCTTTATATCAAACAATCGAAAGTCATTTAATTTGGGGTGGAGTTCATAGCTCAATCGCTTCAAGTTCAATTGTTGGGGCTGTTAAACAGAAAGCAAGTGCAGATAAGTTTTCACAGTCAGGCGATGATGTTCTTTTTGTAAAAGAAAATGATTTCACACCAGTTGTTAATGGAGTGACTAAAATTGAAACTTTGAGCTTTAAGCACTATAATGACGGAAGGGATAACACTTTTGACAAGGTGCTTATTAACCCTTACAAGGGCATTCTAGCAGGGGACTTGGTACCAGAATTTAATGTGACTAAAGACGTTCGTCATAATAAAGTACAAGTATATGGTACTATTACCGTTTGCGGTGGTTTTCTCAAAGACGGTGCTATTAAAGTTTGGAAGTAGTAGGAGGATAAAAATAAATGGCATATACATCAAAAAATGAATTAACACACGGCCTAGGGTATGGGGTAGTTTTCACAGACCTTACAGGGAAAACCCCAGGAATTCCTATCGCAGGTTTGCGTGCGGTGGAAGCAGAGACCAACCAAGAGAACAAAAATTTCTATGCAGGGTTTAACGCGCCTTATCGTACAATCGCAGGTGCTAAAAATACACAAATTAAAGTTAAGTCTTATGACTTGCCTGACGCTTTTGCAATTCACGCTTTAGGGTTCGATGCATGGTTTGGGTTCTTGTCTGACAACGTAGCAAATTACAAGCCTTATGGCTTCGCTTATGCTGAACGTTACCGTGACGATGACGGAACAGGGTATAAAGCAACATTCTATCCAAGTGTTCAGGCTACAACACCAAGCGACACAGCTGAAGCGGACGAAGACAGTCCAACAGGTAAAGAATACGAACACACAGCAACGGTAACGACTGGAGATTTTACACTAGGGAACACGAAACGTTTGTTTATAAAATTCCAAGTATCTGATGCAGAGCTATCAACTGGAACAGCCGGCAGAGCCTTAGCCTTTAAAAAGTTGTTCAACGAACTCAAACCGCTCACAGCTGAAGACGTCAAGGCGTAATTTTTTAAGAGTGGAGGGCTTGGAATTAATAGTTCCCGCTCTTTTATTTTAATTTATAAGGAGATACACAGATGAAAAAAGAAGATTTTAAATTTGACTTTAAAGCATTAGAACGTATGGAAGATAATGGCATTTACTTCGGAGATTTGAACGAACGTGACTATCACAGTTTAGCATTGTTCTTTTGGGCTTGTTCGCCACAATATACACTTGATGAAATTCTAGGGGCTTTAATTGGTGGACTTTTACCTGTTACGGTTGCCGAACTTATGGAACAATTGGTAGACGAAACAAAAAAAGCGATAGCACTAGCAAAGAAGAAGTAAGGGAAGAAGCAAGAATTACAACGCTTGCCATTGTTAGTGCTATGACAGCTTTCAAAGTTCCCTATGAAGTATATAGCCATAGACCTTTAGGGTGGACGCTAAAACTAATTTCAACGTTGACACCTAAAGAGAAGAAAAAAACAACCGCAGAGGAATTAAACAACGCGGAACACGTGGAGGTAAAATTATGGCAACCACCAACAAAGTAACAGGACTGGAAAAGTTCACAGAGAAACAACTTAAGAAAGTCTGGTTAGAAATGGTTGACGCTTTTAATTCTAATCAGAATACAGTTAAACGCAGTTATAAAAGTTCGTTGGGTGGAGATTTCTCGCGTTACCCTGTTAAGTTTGATACTAAAAAAATCACTAAGCAAGTAACACGTTCTTACGGTTCACTAAAAAGCGGAAACATTGGTGTAGTCAATGGCTTCGAAGCTAAAGATGAAAGTTGGAGAATGCTCAATGTCTTATTACATGACCGTAGCTTGCACCAACGTTATGGACGAACGCTAGTTAAAGCCACTCACGAAATGGACGATAAAACTAAAAACATTAAGCGTAAGTTAAGGAGTATAACAAACAATGGCTAAAGAAAAATATGTCATTCAGGCAGAACTGGACACTAAAGGCGTTCTAAGCAATGCTCGTCAAGCTCAAAGAGAAATCAACAACATTGGTCGTCTAGCTAAAGAAACTAACAAGAACGCTCAAATAACAGGTTCTGTGACTATGAAAGATAAAGGTATTAAAGAAACTCAAAGAGCTTTAAACCTTGCTAAGCAGAACGTAGATAATTTAACAAAAGCACTTGCGAACGCTAAGATGTCAGGCGCAACACAAAAACAAGTGCAAGCATTAGAAAGTCAGTTAGTCAAAGCTCAAACGCAAGCAACTAGACTAAGCACAGAACTTTCTAAGATTGGTTCAGAAAAAGGGTCAGGCTTATCAGGCGCAGTTGATAAGGTTAAGGGTTACGGTTCTAACATGCTATCAACTTTTTCCAAAATTGGTAACATAGTGGGCGGAGTTAATGCAGGAATTGGGCTAGTTACTGGAGCAGTTTCAAAGGCTACTGACTTAGTTGGTGGCTTCGCAAATAACTTAATGGATACGTATGATAGACAAATTCAAGCACAGAAAACACTTAGCACAACACTTTCTGACGGAGCTAAAGGTTACGAACAATTTAATGGTCATATTGACAAAGGTAACTTACTCCTAAAGTCACAAAAAAATGACTTGAATGAATTAGGTGCTACTATTTCTAGTTACACGAAAATAAGCGGAGATGAAGCCTATAAGACTGTTAATGCCATTAATGCCGTAGGGGATAGCTTAGGTTTAGGAATGGACGCTCAAAAGCAATTTACTTATGGTTTAGCTCAAGCATTAGGTTCTGGAACGTTACACGCTCAAGATTTTAACCAAATGATGCAATCAGCACTTGGTGCGCAGTTCCGCGACATGCTTATTCAGGCAGCGAACGAAATGCAAAACGTAGGACTGACAGCTGAACAATTGCCAGACGCTTTGAAAAAAGGTAAAGTAGAGGCAAACTTATTGGCTAACACTTTCGGCGATAATTGGGCAAGCAAAATGGCGAAAGCTCAAACATCGTTAAAAGGTATTGAGGTGTCTACTGGTGGCGTAAAACGTATGCTGAAAGACGGACAATTGAGTGTACAAGATTTTACCAACGTATTCGGAGACGGTTTCTCAAGTGCGTTACTTAACGCCATGAACGCAACAAGTGACGGTGCTGTTACTATGGAAAACTTCAAAGACAAAATGGAGGACGGAGTTTTCAGCACAGAAGTCATGAACAGAGCCATGGAATTGTTTCAACAAAAAGGGGAGCAATTGGCGTCAAATGGTCCTAGTACTTGGGGACAAATTAGAGAGATGATTTCCAATGGTTTCAATACAAGCGCCTTGGACGGTTTCCGTAAAGGTCTAGGAGACACAGGTTTAGACATGTCTACTCTAGGTAATAACGCCACACAGATGTCTAGCATTGTCGGCAGTCAATTAGGTAAAATGGCAGGTCAAGCGGTTGGAGCTGTTACTAAAATCATTGACAAGAACAAAGACGGTAAAGTTTCAAATGAAGAAATGGAGGACGCAGTAAATGACGCTAAAGACGCAGTTACTAATTTCTTTAATAAAATCAACTTTACTTCTATTTCAGGTTTCCTGACAAAAATTGGAAACGGTATTGATGAACTTGTAAGGTTCTATAACTGGGCTAATGACGCTTATGGAGCCGTTCAAAACTTGTTAAGCGCCTCACGTCAAGTCGGAGGTAATACTGGTTTACTTGGTAAAGCATTAGGGTTTAGAAAGAACAGTACATGGGGCGACGCTTTTAGTGATTTCCATTGGGGTTGGCTAACTAGCAACATTGACCCTCTAGGGTTAAAAGAAAACCAAGGACTGGGACAGAAAATTCTTGGCTCTAGAAACGGTCAAATTCCTCTAGACTTGCAATTCTTTGCAGGTGGTAGGGAAGCAATAAACAAAGCAGTAGAAAGTGTACAACCTTATACACGAGGAAGCAAAGGAACAACGGTAACGCCTAGCATTGGAACACAAGACAACTCTAAACAAGACATTAAAATCTATGTACAATCTAGTGCAGACGGTAAAAAAATCGCAAAAGAGATTTATAACAAACTTGAAAGAAATGGGGTTAAATTGAATAAACGTTGATTTATACTAAAAGCAAGCTATATAATGACCCTAGGTGGATAAAAAAGGCGCGTGAAGAAAAGAACAGGTTAGGGCATTGTGAAAAGTGTTGGAGTACGGAGCATTTAATATGTCATCACGTTATACCACTACAATGGAACAATGACATGTTAGAAGTAAACGACTTTGACAAAGAAGTAATAAATGTACCTACCGAAGTTCTTTGTCATAAATGCCACCAAGGAATGGAACGAAGCGGAGACTTAATAGATTACGCAAGAATTATAGCGGAGGGTTTAATATAAGGAGATATAAAAATGAGTTTAATTCAAGACTGGATAGGACAAGATAAAGACAACGGCGAAATGATTAAGCTACTAAAAAAGAAAGTGGCTAAAATCGAGCATTAGATTACAAAAAGGCACAGAAAATTTTTGATTTCATTGAAGAATTCATGACTTTGCCTAATAACGAACGTTTTAAAATCATACCATATCATAAGGCTGTACTTACTTTAAAGTATTGCATACCTTACCAGATTGATGAAATTGTTGTTATTGTAGGGCGTTCAAATGCTAAGTCAATTCTTGATGTCATGATAGCCTTGATTGAACTCTTTTTGTTTCCTAAGCCTAATAGCGTTATTGCTTTAATGGCTACCAAAAAGGACCAAGCTGAAAAAATCTTGATGAAGCATTTCAGAGCTATGGGAAACTGTCAAGGCACTGTCATTAATAAGTTCAAAAATCAGTTTAAACTAAACAAGGAGCAAATACTTGTAAAAGATAACTCAATACTGAAAAGCAAAGGGACGGAGATTTCTATCTATGCTAGTAACGAGGACACGCTTGACGGTGGACGCGAACAGCTTGTTATTATAGACGAGTTTGGAGCGTTTAAAAAGAACCCTCTTGTCACTATAAGACAGGGGCTAAGAAAAAACAAGGGGACGCTTTTTATCTCTACAACAAACAACGTTATCCGTGTGGGATACACTTTAACACTTGAGGACATTCAAAAGGACTTTATAGGTGCAATCGGTAACCCTGTTAAAATGGCTAAGATTATCACTAAACGCTTTAACTTGTCAATGACTGATAGCACTACAATCTTTACAAAACAAATTGTTGACAAATGCTTAGTACCTCCTTTAGACTTCGAAGGTCGTTTAGTTGCTATTGGTTCAGATTTTTCTGTTCGTGGAGATGTTTGGGGTTCTGTGATAGGGTACAGAGAAAACGGACACTATTATTTCAAAGCTATCCCTATCATGCCAGAAAGCGCAGAAGACAAGTTTAAACACTTAGGGGAGACAATAACACACGAGGGTGTAAATAACATGTCTGACGAAGCGTGGGACGCTTTTATGAGTGCTATGAATGGTAGTGTTCCCATTGCGTTGAATTATGACCCTAACTATTCTAAGAATTTCATTGATAAATTCGAACAAACTTATGACATTGAATTTTATAACAAAGTAATGCAGAACAGTTTCAAGCTATCAAATACCCTAGAGGCTACTCAAAAGCTCATGGAGGAGGGTAAAATACATTTTGATAGTAAGTTACTAGCGGTTCATTTAATGAACGCAGAAACGAAAATAAACGATTTTGGGCTAATGCGTATTATCAAAAAGGGCTGCTACTCAAAAGCTCATGGAGGAGGGTAAAATACATTTTGATAGTAAGTTACTAGCGGTTCATTTAATGAACGCAGAAACGAAAATAAACGATTTTGGGCTAATGCGTATTATCAAAAAGGGCTATACAGATAAGATTGATTTGGCTGACGCTTTAATCAACTTGATGTGGTGGTTCTTAGAAAGTGAAGAAAGTGAGGACTATTTCATCTAATGGCTATGACAGAAGAAGAAAATAAAAAAATGCTAGAGGCATTAAAAACCCTAGCTTTTGGAGGAAAAGAAACAAAAACGGTTATCCAATATAAAAACAACGCAAACGGACGGAAGACAGAAACAGGGCGAACAGTTACCGAAGTCAACAAACTGCCAGACCGTTCGGCATTGTTGAAACTAATGGAGATTGAGGGCGTTTATGTTGACGCAAACGTTAAACTTAAACAACAAAAAGTGGACGAAGTAAGCACAGAGAAAGAACTAGTAGACTTAGTGGAGGGCTTGGCGATTGAATAAGGCTTATACTTGGAATGAAAAAACAGGGCTAGACTTTTGTAGAGAGTTGCCACAATGGAACTTGCTCACACGTTCAAACCTTAGAACGTTAGTAGGCGACGACGTGGAAGAACCTGAAAGTTTTGACCCTAGTTATTATTATAAATTGAACTCTTTAAGTAGTGCCGTTAATACTGGGCAATTCCCAGCTACTTGGCACAGACCTTATAGTCAAGGAATTAGACTTTATAACCCTAAGAACGCCACAGGAATGTGGGGGTGGAAATATTGGACTCATTGGGAAAAGTTGCCAGTTAAGCCTAATCTCACACAAGGCAATAAAATGGGCGTGTCAATGCGTTTAACTAATTTTGGTAGAAAACCCTTAGACTTTAATTTAAAACTCTTCTATGGCAATTCTGTGGTTGGTGTTGGTACTTACACAGTTAAACCTTGGGAATATGTTTTTGTAAGTGAGTTAGTTACTTTACACAATACGGAAACGGCTGAAAAACTAGGCTTATCTGTTGAACTAGACAGTACAGGACAAGAAGAACAAATTGGTTTGTTTTTCCCTAAAATTGAACCTAACAAAGTAACACCTTACGCAGTAACGGAAGAAGAACATCGCTATTTTGAAAGTAAAGGGTCATCAGATTCACGCCCTGTATACACAGGCTATTCAGATTCAAATAGTAACGACTTTAAAGATTACGTGTGGGGTGGACAGCTGAATGATGAAAGCTATGAACTTTTTGGTGGAGATGTAAAACAGAATGCAGTATGGTGCTATTGTCGCCCGTTAAACCAACGCGTATTGATTGGACTTGATTCTGACATGTACGCAAACGAAAGTGGCAGAACTATTAAATTTCACGTTTTAAACGGTTCTAAAAGCGTGTTTGACATGACAGGAAACACTTTATACCCTGAACAGTTTCAAGACGCTAGACAAGCGTTTGACGGCGTTGGTAATGATTGGGCTAGTATGCAAGAACCTTTGTATATAGTAGACGCGAACACAGCAATAGACCCAGTAGCAGGAGAAATGGCGAACGTAGTAATTGACGGAGACCACTATGTACAACCAGACGGAGGTTATAGGGTTGATGAAGTAATTTGTTCAGCAATTATCAATGTAGGTTACTCTTTAGGTCCTTACTTTGCCACAGAAAACGCAGATAAAGAGAGTGATGTTATGCGTTCAAGAGAGGGCGCAGTAAACGTTAAAGTCTTCGGAGAACCTAAGTATAGCGGTATGAATGACTGGTTGAGTACTTACGGACTACCGAACGGCGTAGTTATGAGACCATGGCGCGTTAGAATGGTAGATTCTGAAACTAACTTAACAAAAATAAAGGGCATTTCAATTGGTTGGTGCGTCGCCGTATTTCAAAAATTCTTGACAGGCGATTTTATGACGGAAGATTGGTTCAGGGGTTACGAAAATAAACGTACTAAAGCAATACCAGACCGTGTTTTATTCATCAATGACAAACAAAGAAGGGCGTGGCTTTATAAGTACAACCCTACTAAGGAGATTTGGGAACGTTCGGTTGAGTATGTTATCCCAAGTTCGGCTACTGCTTTTTTAAGAGCTTGGACTATTATCCCAAAAGACGGAGCTATGAACGGTCATATCGTCTTTACAGACAAGACTAATATTGACATGAAACCGAACATCAAGCCTAACTGGTTAGACTATGATGAGTTAACGCCTAAAGTAGCGTATGACGAAATTAAGTATAACCCTCAAATGTTCTTGACTTTGTACAATACGCGGTATCAATGGTGGGGGCTTAAAGATAATAACCCACAAAATATGAGTTACGGTCCTTGTGTTCCGTATGAAATGGACTTTATGACAGGTCTATGTAAAATAGAAAGGATATATAAATAAAATGCTTTCATGGTTAAATTTCGAGGAGTTATTAATTCATAACCCTGTTGAGTTGATAAACCCTAGTAAAGACACAATAAGCGTAGCAATGAGCCAAAAACAGTATATAGAGTTTTTCAGTAACAAATATACTTATAACGGTCTGTATTATGACGAAGAAATGGACTTCTGTCTGTTTTATTATGCTGACCCCTTACAGAGCTACAAAGAGGGCGATGTATACGCTCAAGGATATATTGATGTAGAAATGAAGATATACCGTGTAAAATGGTTGTGTAACGTTTCTATTAAATATCCCCCTAACTTTAACTTACTATGGGGAACTAAAGATTTCAGCGGTCAGGGTTGGGAATATTGGTGGGCTTGGGAAAATGACGGAACGTATAAAGGTCTAACCGTCAAGAAAAGAACCACTCAATGGAATGGTATCCATAAAACATTCACAGCTCCAAAAGATGGTACTTATACTTTCTCAGCTTATGTTAAAAGTTCAGGAGATGACGCAAATATAACAAGATACGCTTATAAAAATAATGATTATTTTGGAACACAAGGGATAGGAAATAACTTTGACTGGTTTAGAGATTCTTATACAGTAACTTTAAACGCTGGCGACACTTTTTATGTTAGGTATGAAATAACTGGTAGTGGTTCAGATTCAATTTTATGGACCGCAGGACATAAATGGGAGGAGGGGTCTAAAGCTACGCCTTATATGCCAAGTGAARGCGAAGCAACAAGCGCAGACTTTCCTAAGTGGAGCGTTTCAAAGACTGAAATGTTAGTAAATACCAAAAATAAGACAATTACAACCGTTTTAAATGGTGCTTTAAGTAAATGTACAAAAAACAAAGACATCACAGGTTGGGGAAACCCAAAACCTAACGCAAATTATAAATATCAACAACCGCAATATTCTTTAGACATCGGAGTAGATGATTTTATCATAAGCGGTTACGGTTTGAGAGGACTAAAAAATGGATAGTTATTTAAACGGAAGAAAAGTAGATGTGTTAAACCCTTTAGACCTTATCGGAGTAGGTCGCCATAAGTTAGAAATACAAGTAGATAAGAAGAACTACTGGAATATGTTCAAAGAGCAGTTAATAGTTCCAACGCCACCAAATAACGGTGTAAGTAACTTGTTTAGAGGTGGGGAGATTTTACCTAGTGAAGTGTATAACGATAACTGGTATAAGACTTTTGCTTTTTATGCTTTTCAGGGTCAAAGTACAATCGAACGTAAAAACGATTTATACCCACAAATGAACTACTTTAAGTTTGCAAATGCCACAGGTACAGCTGATATTCGTTGTAATCAGTTTGAGAGAGAAGTGGAGTTGAAGCCAAATACTAGATACACTTGGCAATTTAATGCTAAAAAAATAAAAGGGAATATGTTAACGCTTTTTGGGGTAAGTGACAGTGTCTTAATTGATAACACTAAAGATGTTACAGTAGATGGAGAAAAAGGCGTTAAAGTTGGTGAGGACGCAGGTTATAACTGGAGCAACAAAGTTAAAGACGATACTTGGGGTCTACATTACATGTCTTTTACTACTGCTTCAACGCTTCCAACTTCTAAAACTTTCAGGTTTCAAATGCAGGCAAATAGTGAATGGCACGTAAAGAACATTCAAATAACAGAGGGCAACGGACCTAAACCATTTCAATTGTCCGAAGCAGACAAATATAAGTACACTCAATACCAAATGGATAAAGGACATAGAGAAGTTTATCCTAACTTTGGTTTTTATTATAGTGAAGAATTTGACTTCTGTTGCGCTTATAAAGTAAATATCCATTCAGGTTTTGAAACTACTGATTTCAACCCTATTGAACAGAGTTATACAATCAGCTGTGAAGTTGAAAACTTTGCCCAAATATTAAACCCAGTTAGAGAGCATTATATAAAAGTTCCTAGTAGTTGTACTTTTGATAATAGCATATTAATGAACCCTACAACAGAATATGGAGGTAACTATTTATTAGAATGTAAAGCTAAAGGAATGCACTTAGAAGTGTTTGAACAACCTGACGGAGATTATAGCAGAAGTCTAAACAGGAAAGTGTATGCTGAGTTGTATAACAACCTACAAACAAATGCGTGGAATGTTTATGGTGGTTATGTATTCACAGGAGAATTACAAACTTACGAAATAGAAAACTAATAGAGGAGAAGAAAGGTAGTGATTGAAACATTGAAAGAAATTGGGTTAGTTGTATTTATGCAGGTTCTTAGTTTAGCACTAGAGTTCGTTGATACTGGTACATTAAAGCCTAGTGTTAGAAAGAGAATAGCAGTAGAGTTGATAGTGTTGTCTGTGTATGTAGCAGGTATGACAGTGTTTAAAGGAATGATTAGTGATGAACTAATAACACTCATTGGAACTGTATACTTAACAGTAGTAGTTAGTCATCTGTATAAGTTCTTAACTAATAAGAAAGAAGAAATAGAGGGAGGAGATAAAGAAGAATAGTATAGTAGTAGTATAGTACTAGTGTATATAGTATGATAGTATAGCATAGCAATCGTTACAAAATAAACTTTGTAGCTTTGTTGTCTTTTTTTGTTTTAAATTTTTGTTCGAGTTTGAAGGGGGTGTGATATAAAGGGGGTGGGTTCTCTATCAAGCCTAACTCTTTTGAATCT